TAGTAAAGCCATCCATCCAAGCCGACCGCCTGACCATCTGCAAAGAATGTAAGTGGTTCAAAGCCTCCACGGGCACTTGTGGTACTTTGCTTCTGGGTGGTAGTGTCGAGGGCGATGATGATAACATCGTGACCCACTACCGCCGAAAGATTCGATTGTGCGGATGCGTGATGAGGGTTAAAACGAAGTACACATGGGCATCTTGCCCGGCAGGTAAGTGGGGCACGGTTGGAATAAGTCACGACGAGCTTGTGCAGGTCAGAGAATTGTTGAACCGGTACGAAGGTCAAACGTCATTCACAACGGACGAGTTAAAACCATTTTTCACCGCCATCTCCAAGATCAGCGGCAAAAACATTCAAGTGACAACGTGCGGCCCATGTGTCAAAGAGGTCATCGAAGATTTACGTAAGGCCACCCAAGATATTGAGATATAAACCAACGAACCAATGAAAGCAATACATACACCAACGGGTCACATCGTCGAAGCCATCCAATGGAAAGGTGACAACTTTAAGGAGTTTTGGGATTTTTCCAATGGCAGCGTGAAGCAACTTAAAAACAAAGCGATCGGTATCATTATAAAAGGGTCATTATGGCCCGTGTCGATCGGTGAGTATGTGATAAGGACCAGCGACGGGAACACCCATGTACATTCAGCGCGATATTTTGAAGGGCATTATGAGGAGAAATTAGCAGATAACAAAATTTTACAAAATGGGACTGCACAAGGGACAAACTAATAACCCACACGGGCGAGCAAAGGGGTCAAAAAACGAACGAACCCTTCAATGGGAAGCATTGGCCGAATCAATAACGGGGATGCACGCAGAGCGCTTCAATTCGATTTTGCTGCGAATGATGGAAAGTGAGAATGAAGATCAGCAGGAGAGAGGTTGTAGGCTTTACATGGAAGCACTCGAATACTTCAAACCAAAGCAGTCGAGGATTCAGCACACTGGTGATCAAGGTGGTCCCGTTCAAATCATAGCACCCGACAATATCTAATACCATGAACTTACACACATACCGCCAAATGCGCAAAGAGATCGAGGATTTAGAACGCGAGAACAAAAAGTTGAAGCGCGAAGATGACCAAACGAGCAACCGATTTGCGCTCTTTTATTTTTTGCTAGGGTCGCTCTTCATGTTCACGCTTTTATTGGTAGCTAGATAAAACACAATTCAACTGCAAAATTGTTATAAAGTTATGCTGAGTTACTTTCGCAAAAAGAAAATACAAACGACTACGGATGGATCGTTCTCGATCCCGAAAGTCTACGCTGCTATCAGTCTAGGCCAATACGTTCGTTGGCAATCGGCTACCAATCCAATACAAAAGTGTGCGGCTGCCCTGAATCAAAGCGAAGCAGCCATCCGCAAGTTGGTGCCTGAATCCGTTGTGAGAATAAACGCAGCATTTCAACTGGTCATCGAAGCAGAGACGGCCATGCACGTACCTGCTTGCAAATTGAACGGGCGCGAATACGGATTTATCCCAACCATGGACGAAATGCAACTAGGTCAGTACATCGACCTAGACGAGCTGAGCAAGGCCGTCTTTGTCAATAGCGACTATTCCAAGCTAATTGATATGATGTGTGTGGTCTATCGTCCAATCCTTTCGCGCATGGGCAATAAGTACACGATAGCCGAATACACTGGCAAGGAATCGGAGCAAAATCGAAAGGACATTGAGCAGTTACCTATGTCAGTTGTCAGCGGTGCGCTGCTTTTTTTTTCGACTTTCGAGCTCGAACTATTGAGAAGTTCCCTAGATTATTTGACGGCGGTCAGCAAGGAGCTGGAGACGGACTTACAATCGACTTGAACAAATGGGGATGGTTCCATTTCATAGAAACTTTGAGCGACCGCAACCCGTTGAAGTTCGATGCGGTCACCAACCTTCAAACGTGGGTAGCTTTTACTCACATGACTTACATGATAGACTTTAACACAAAGAATTTACAAACCGATATCAATGAGTAATAACAACGGACTATCATACACTCAGATCGTGGACCGCATGGAGGCTTTCGCCAATGGTCACTATATGATCAATGCGTTTCAGCATGGTTTGATTGACCTCATCGACGTACCCAAAGATCAGCTTTATCCCGTTATGCACTTTGTGCCGGGAACTATCCAACCAACGCTTGGAGGTTTGGCGTATCAGTTCGAGGTTGTGTTTTACGATTTACCACGGGCCAAAGAAGTGGAGAATGAGTATCAGCGCGAGGTCATCAGTGACATGGCTCGCCTTGCCCTTGACTTAATCTCAGAGATCAAAAACGGGAATGTATTATTCGATCGTTCGGTTGATATGGATGGCGATCCCGTTATTACGGCTTTCGTTGAATCTTACTCCCAAGTTGTCACGGGCGTAACCTTGCAAATGTCTTTGATCGTTCCGTATAATTGGAACGCATGTGAAATCCCTGCCGACTATGCGGTGGGTGGTAGTGGTTCGGGCGGTTCAGGTTCGGGCGGTGGTGGAATAACCTTGAAAGTAAACGGGACGGATAACGCCGTTCAGAATGTTTTGAACTTGGTTCAAGGCAATAACGTCACGATCACCGATCTAGGCAACGGAAGCGTTCGCATAGCTGCCACGGGCGGCGGTGGAGGTAGTGTAAATTGGGGATCGATCGGAGGTACTTTATCGGCTCAAACTGATTTACAAACGGCACTCGATGGTCGCGCTACGGATGCGGAACTAACGACCGAAGTCAACGCAAGGATAGCCGCCGACACGACACTACAAAACAACATCAACACGGTTGCTGGCAACTTGTCTACCGAAACGACGGCACGGCAAGCAGGTGACGCTACCAACGCTGCGGACTTAGTTGCCCATACGAGCAACACGAGCAATCCGCACGCCACGACAAAGGCGCAGGTAGGTCTTGGGAACGCCGACAATACCTCAGATGCCGACAAGCCAATATCCACTGCTACGCAAACGGCACTCAACGCAAAAGAGCCAACGATTACTGCAGGAACTACCTCACAATACTACCGAGGAGATAAGACGTTCCAAACGCTCGATAAGTCAGTCGTAGGACTTGGAAACGTAGACAATACATCAGACGTTAATAAGCCAGTGAGCACGGCACAAGCGACTGCCATCGGATTGAAGCAAGACATACTCGTTAGTGGTACGAATATCAAAACCATCAACGGCAATTCGATACTCGGATCGGGCAACCTAGTAATATCTGCAGCGGTGAATCAAGCCTTTCGTACCTATGGCACTGGATTCACATTAGCTGCATCAAGCGGTGATCGATGGTATGTAATTCAAAGTGGAACAAACAGCGGAACGGAATCCAACGTACAAGTTAGTGCTGAGTTTGCCATGACCTTTACTGAGATTCGCGTACGCACAACTGGCACACAATCAGCCACTGGTTCACTTGTTTTCACGCTTCGCAAGAATGGAGTTGATCAGTTTGCATTGACTATCGCTGCAGGCGCAGCGGCAGGTGTTTACAGCGCAACGGGTTCGTTCTCAGTCGTTGCAGGTGATTTGATCAACTTTAAGATCAGAAACAACGCTACGGCAATATCGGCAAACATCGCACAACTTTCAGCAACATATCAATAATGGACATACTCGAATCAATATGCGATGAAATACTAGAGCTTGCTCGCCAAAACGTCGGGGCATACCGAATGATTAACGGCAAAAAGCGTCGAAGGGTGGCCACGGGTAAACTCAAAGATTCGTTGACCTATTCCATCACTCAGGGGCGAAGCGTTACCCGTGTGAAGTTTGGGGCAAGTGGTGAAGCGAGCAAGTATGGTGACGTGATAGAACGGGGCCGTCGACCAAATAGAAACCCACCGCCAACAAAGGATATTTTGGAGTGGATGAAGAAAAAGCCTATTCGCCTACGTGGTCCAAAAGGTGGCTTTGTGAAGTCTACTGAAAAGGAAATGGAGAAGGTGGCCAAAAGAATAGCTTGGTCAATAGGTATTCGTGGCATTGAGGGCATCCATTACTTTAGAGATGCGGTAAACGATGTGATGGAGATAAGAGGTCAAGAGTTGACCATGGAATTAGTAGAAAGATTAAGAACAAAAATAATGGGCGCAAAATGGCAATAACAATACATCAAGAACCCGACAAGCATAGTGCAATCAGCACGCCGCTAATCCTTACCGCTGCATCCACTAATTCATCAAATGATGGATTTAGGTATAAGGTGAAATTGGAGATGGAAAACGGTGATGATTTGGTGTTTATTATATCTCAAAATCAGAACGGAATGTTGGTTTATGACGTCGCTCCATCGGTGCGTCAGTACATGAGAAACAATATAGGTCACTTGTTTGATTCAGAATCGCAAGGCAGTGTACATTCCATCTATGCGTCAGGTAATATCAATATTATCGAGCAACAAAATTACTATAATACGGCTGGTTTTCAAATCATAGGAATTAAAATCTTAGAAGGCTGGAACATTGCTGGTGTGTTCACTGAAAACGCAGCAAGTCAAGTCGATTTGACTATTTTTGTTTACAACTTCCTCGACTTCACTATTCGCAACGGATATAAGCCATCACTTCTTGCTCAAATTGGACATGAGGACGGGGATCAGTCGCGTCTAATGTCTGACCGCTTGCCGTCAACTTATTATTGGCAGTATGCGCTAACGGTTGGTTTGAATGCACCCAACACGATTTACATACCCGTGAGAGAATCCGATTGGGGTGTGTGGGATATTCGCGCACATTTTGCGACGGACGCCATCACGGAGCCGTATTACATAAAATTGTCAATACTTCCAAATTACGGTTCGCCTGTGCAACAGGATTATTTGTTTAATGACGTACCGTGGTGGTCACATTTGCCGATCTACCCTGCTAACCTAAACGCATCGACGATTGCTGGGATACCAAAGCCAGAAGACTACCCAAATTGGAAAGCGATCTACTTCCAAGTATTCAATATAGATGACGAGCAAGTGTCAATGAACTACGTCATGTTCAACGTGGATAGACCTCAAACGGGTATTTGCAACTGCCATGACTACACACCGATCCGTCTTGCATGGGTAGGCCGTCGTGGTGGATGGGAATACTACAACTTCAATATGCTGAGCGAGCAAGAATACGCAACCGAGCAAAAGGTATCGAAACGAATCGTGGGCAACTATGGCGACGTGAGCGAATCGACCGACTTCACATTCAACACCTTTGACGAATCGGAGTTTGTGGCTTACAAAAAGATAGATAAATTCATCACTTGCGCCACCGAGAAATTGCAGCAAGGCGAATGGGAGTTTTTGAAAGGACTAATTTTGTCCAAACAAGTTCATTGGGTTCACGATGACGGCACACATACGCCCGTAATCGTCCAAGATAGCAATATCCGAGTTCGCAATATTAACGCTAAGACACTTGAACCGCTAACGATCAGAATCAAAGTAGCACAAGACCAACCAAACTAATGAACGACGTACTTCTCACACTTGTTTCGGATAGCGGCCAATCGGTAATACTTGACCTCTACGGGGTTGAGAAAATTGCGCTATCTTATGCGTTCACCAACCCAAGCGAGTTAGCCGTACAAGGTGGCGGCTCATGGAACTTTCGCGTGCCAGCGACCGAAACGAACCTACAATTTTTCGGTGATATTTCCAACGTCAATTACACGGGTGAGTTTTCGTTTCACAAAAAGATCAGCGCGACGTTATCAGTGAACACTATCCCCGTTGGTGTGGGTCACGTCCAAGTGTTGAAAGCGTACAAGCTCGACAATGTCTATTCTGAGATCGAAATAGTGTTCTTTGCTGAAACTCCCGACATCGCAAGGGAGATTGGCACTAAGATGCTGAGTGAATTGGACTACTCAACACTAAGCCATGAAATGACTTTCGACAACGTAATCGCGGGGTCAACCAATTGGAAGTATGCGCTAATCGATCGCGGCTATAAACTCAGTGAGGGTGGCGAGGTCAACACTCGGCCCGTGGTTTCAACTATTAATCCTATATTCCCTGCCGAGATGTCGCTCATGGTTCGGGAATCGTGGATATTTGACAAGATAATCCGTGAAGCAGGGTTTACTTATACCACTGACAATATACTGCCCGAAATGGAGGCTGTGTACATTCCTTATGTGAACTCAAAGTGGAATCGGGCAACGTCCATTCCTGCACAATTCCTTTTTTCGGCCTACCTAACTTCAAACCTTTCAGCTGCCGCAGGTGCCGAAATTCAACTTACAAGTTTTACTGAGGTAAACGACCCAAGCGGATCATTCAATGCGGCCACGGGGATTTACACTGCACCATTTACGGGGTGGTTTACGTTTCGTTTATTCGCTACCAACGACCCAACGGCAACGAGTGGTATTAATGGCAATGTAAGGAGAATGAAACTTCGTAATGTTTCGGATAACTTCGGTCGATATACTCAGTACACGGCGGCTAGCAATGGCAATCAAACGCGCAATATGCAAAGTGAGGACATCACCTTGTTTATGGATGTGGGCGATCAGCTAAAAATGAGTGTGGAAAACCAAGCGGCAGGTACTTTCCTAGCAGGTTCTGACTTTGCCACGGGTACGGGATGGCTACTGGTCAACACATCGGATGCGCTTGCAGGTTTGACCATCGATGTAGGTGCCAACGCTCCACAAGTTCAGCAAATCGAACTATTCAAAGACATTTTGAAAAAATACAATTTGGTGATGGTGCCCGACCGCAACATCCCAAAGCTCATACACTTTGAGCCATTTGCCGACTACATCGGAGGCGGTAATACTTTGGATTGGACTTCGAAGCTCGACTACTCAAAAGATCAAGTTATTTCACCAACAACGGACTACCAAGGAAGGGTATTAACATTCACCTACGCAAAGGGCAACGATGCGGCAAGTGAGCTATTCAATAAAGAGGGCAAAAGGGTGTATGGCGATTATCAAATTGACGGATACACAATAGATCCTAACGACCATCCAAACGACTTCGCCCAAGGCAACAAGGCGGTGACTTTGCTCGCTCAATCCACGCCGTGCAATACGATCAACGGAACATCGAACGTCGTTCCTAAATTCATAGACGCAAGCGGTGAATTTGTCAATCCTGGACTTCGTTACCTATACTTTATCCCATCCGCTTTATACATCGCGCTCTATGACGAGGGTATTACGGATGGGGTTCTCACGAGCGTAGGGGCAGCCAATCACTATTCAGAGATCAACGCCAACTTGAACGATGATGATTTGAATTTTGCGCCCGAAACACCCCTACACCTAATCACGGCTAACCCATACAATAACCTATTCAACAAGTATTGGAGGCCATACCTTAACGAGCTCTATTCACCTAGCGCAAGACGTCTAGAGTGTTATATAAACCTTGATATTACCGACATCGCTACCTTTGGATTTGATGATCGGATATGGATTGTGGACGCATGGTATCGCATCCTCAATATATCCAACTATGAAGTAGGTGAGGATGGCAGTATTCAATGCGAATTTATGCGCTTGCTCGATTCTCAACTCGATTGTGAGTTTACTCCCTACCAAATATCGACGGGTGGGGTGGTTCAGTTTATCGATGGCGCAGGAGATTTGAGTTTTGGCACTGAAAATTGCTGCAATCGATACGGCTATAACTGGTCAGGTGACGATGCGCGATGTTTCGCCTTTGGTATTCCCGACGTGGATAGGCCAAACGGAGTGACAACCGAGATCACGGGTGGAAACTTTGGACTTTCCATTGATGGACCACGGGTGAGAAACGCAGGTATGATGACAAACGGCTCGAGTATTGCCGTCGATACTCAATTCAGCTACGTAGCAGGTACGGATATCACCATCGGAGAAAACAACGCAAACCTAGTCGCGGTCGGTGAACACTTAATCGTAGATGAAAACTTGCGAGGGGTGGCAGCGTTTGGAAAAAATGCCAAAGTATTTAGCGGTGGTTTGCACCTTGGCGGTGGATGGTTTGGCGACGATAGAAATAACGCCGATGGCCAATCTCAGTACGGGGTAATTCCGTACATTGGAGAGGGTAATTTTGTAAACAACTCAACTCAGCTACCTATCACCATTGAAGGGATAGCGAATAATCACCTAGTGATTGACGAAGGGTCAGCATTGAATTGTACGTTGAATATTTCAATCTTGCAGTGGAATGTGACCACAGGTTTAATCATAGACACACGTTCATGTTCTTTTTCTTTTACTGCATACAAAACCAATAACATCGCGCAACATTCAACGATTCATACCAATTACGACATTGGCGGTTTGAGCAACATCACATTGCACATCGACCATACTACCAACGTGCTTCAACATCGCTTCGCCTTGTCAATGAGTGGAAGTGGTCATCCACATAACAACATCAAGATAGCGGCAAGTTTAACTTATACTCAGATAAAAGAATGACCGAACACAACTATACCGACGATCTAGGCCAAACGACTTTTACTCGCATACGCGCGATGGTGGAAGCAGGCAACCCAATGCCTGACAAGTTCATCAAAGCGAATAGCCACAAGTTAAACAATACTCACAAGTGGCTTTGGAGATTTACCATGCTCGCAAGTGTTTTACTTTACTCATACCTAATCTATAAACTATTCCAATGGCTGACAATGTAGTAATTAATTTAGAAGTCAACGCATCGGGTGCCGTTCAAAACATTGACGCGGTAGAAGCTGCCATCGTTGAAACATCGGAGGCTACGCAATCACTCAAAGCCCAACTTCGCGCACTTCAAGTGGAGATGCAAGGGCTTGACCCCAATAGCGCGAGGTTTCAAGAACTTTCAAAGCAAGCAGGGGAGCTAAAGGATACCATCAACGACACCGCCGAGGCGATTAAGAACAACGCAGGTAATGCCTTCGAGGGTCTGAGTAATAACGCTCAAACGCTTGGCAGTAGATTATTGTCAATGGACTTCTCAGGCGTTGGCAATAGCGCAAAGGCGATGGCAGGGAACATCAGAGGCATTAACCTAAAACTTGTCACTGAAGAAGTTGGTGGCATGATAAAAGGATTTGCCAGTCTTGGAAAAGCATTGTTAGCAAATCCAATATTTGCAATAGGTGCAGCAGTGGCTTTGATCATCATGAACTTTGAAGAACTAAAAGGCTTTGTGGATGGTGTATCTAGTGCGCAAAAAGAATCACTTGCACTTGCTAAGGAAAATGTAAATGCAGCACAACGTGAATTGGATTTAATTGGGCAATCGGAAAATATCCTACGCGAACAAGGCAAAAGCGAACGCGAGATTTTGGAAATGAAAATTGCTAGAACGCAAGCGGTAATTGATGAACAAAAGATTGTCATTGCAGGCTTGGAATCCATACAAGAATCTCAGATTGCAGCAGCCCAACGCAACAAAGGCTTTTTGGTTGGTATAATGAATTTCCTTCAAGCACCATTGCGATTGGTTCTAATGACCATTGATGGAATTGGTGATAGCCTTGTTAAGTTAGGTGTACTAGAAAAAGGTTTTGGGTTAGCCAAAATGTTAGATGAAGGTATTAATTTTTTAGCCAATCAAGTTTTTAATCCCGAAGAAACCGAGAAAAAAGGTAAGGCCGATATTCAAGCAGCAAAGGATCAACTCAACAACCTAGAAAATCAACTCGCTGGCCATCGTCAGGCAGTAAAAAACATTGACAAAAAAGCAAGGGATGAAGCCAATGCGGCAGCTAAAAAACAAGCTGAAAAAGAAAAGGAAGCAGCGGACAAAAAAGCAGCCCAAGAGAAAAAAGATGCGGAGGAGCGTTTAGCACGAAAAGAACGTGAGCGCAAGGCACAGGAAGAAACAGATAATACTAGGTTAGATGCAGAAGAAGCATTGGCTGAAGAAATATTCCAAGCAGGTTTGTCTGCACAGGACAAGGAGTTGCGAGCACTAGATGATTACTACTTTGAAAAAAAAGAACTAGCAAAACTATATGGGCAAGATGCTACTGCATTATTAAAAGAGGAGGAGGAAAAAAAGGCAGCTATCATAAAAAAATATCAAGACGAAGCGGATGCCAAACAAAAGGAGAAGGACGAAAAAGAAGCAGCGGATAAAAAGAAAAGGCAAGAGGATACCGTCCAACTCGCGGCCAATGGTTTTCAAACCCTTTCTGCTTTAACCGATGCTTTCGAGGGTCAGTCAAAAAAGGCACAAGAAAAGGCGTTTAAGGTTCGCAAGGCGGCATCCATCGCGCAGACTTTGATCAGCACATACCAAGGAGCGATGCAAGCCTACCAATCTCAACTTATCGTAGGTGATCCATCCTCAGTGGTAAGAGGTGCGATCGCTGCCGCTTTCGTAGTGGCAACGGGTTTGGCCAACGTGAAAAAAATAGCCGCTCAAAAGTTCGATGGTGGAACACAAGGACCAGGGCCAGCACCTTCTCCCCCATCACTCGGAGGCGGTGGATCGATGGCAGGAGGTACGCCTACATTCAACCCCGTTGATATGTCATTCATCAATAATAGGCCCGCGCAAGGCGCACAAACCTATGTACTAGCAGGAAGTGTGAGTAATGCCCAAGATGCCAACGCTAAAATTCAAGACTTACGTAGATTATAATAAATTTGACCAATGGAAAAGAAAAGAAAAAAAATCGTTTATGGACTATCCGATGAGGTAGTAGGAGTTTACGCAATCTCTATCGTGGAGATGCCAGCAATGGAGGCCGACTTCATCGCCTTGTCAACCGATCAAAAAGTATTTTTGAAAGTCGACAAAGAACGTCGTATGTTATTTGGTGCTGCCATGATCCCCGACAAGGAGATACTGCGCATTGACAAGAATACGGGCGAAGAGTATTTGATCGAGTTCCCGGCACAAACCATCGTCAACGCTTCGCAGCAATTTATGAAGGACGGCCACCAATCGGACCACACGATTGAACACACGCTAAAACTCAATGGCATGACCGTAGTTGAATCATGGATAAAGGAAGGTGAATCGGATAAGTCCGTACACTTTGGTATGGATTATCCAATCGGTACGTGGTTTGTTGGGGTCAAAGTTGACAATGACGAAGCATGGGCAAAGGTTCAGACGGGCGAGGTTCGCGGATTCTCCATCGAAGGTGAGTTTGCACAGCTGAGCAAGGAGAAACAAATCTTGAATGAGATTGAGAAGGTGCTATCTTCGCCAAACAATTAAACCCTTAATTTTTTATAATGAAAACAACAACTGAAAGGATCGGTATTCCCGATCAACTCACGCGGTTCAATGGTTGGTTAAGACAAACCGAGCAAATGGTACCAGCACTCAAAGAAAATGTAACGATGGCCTACGATCGCGCTACTCGCAAGTGGGTCAAGACTGCCACCTATGAGCTGACCAAAACAAACGTCAGCCGAGGTGATGCATGGATGTCTTACAACTATCTTGGACTTTTGGTGAATAACCACGGCTTCGAAGTTTCCGAAGATGGAAACCTACTCACCAAAGAAGCGAGCACGTTCGTTGTTCCCGTTGGCCCACAAGAGGGCAAAGAGTTTTGGACTGGCAAGCAGACAATGGAATTTAGCAATGGTAAATTTAAGCGTATCTACCACAATGCTTTCAGAAATGCAGCCAATGACGGAAGCCCACACGAAGGTTTGATCGGTTTAGTTGTTTTCAATACAACTACCTTCCAAACTACAACGCCAAAGGTGATACGCCATAAATTCAATAAGACGTTCACACGCTCTGAGCTATTGGCGATGGGAATTACTGCCGAAATGATAGCGGAGAATTGCTACCAACTCTTTGAACTCGAAACCCCAAGCGAAAACACTCACTTGTTGAATGTGGCCACTGACTTTGAGCCACTCGAAGAAGGTGTGTGGATCCCGAATGTTTACTTCAACGGCAAAGATGACAATACGTTCAACTTTGGTGCATTGATTCCACCATACGCAAGTCGTACGCCTGACTTCGTTGTGCGCTTGCGTGCTTATAACGATTCGACAAATGCAGACTACCCCGAACCGAACTACTCAGGGATGGGCAACTATGGTCAATGCCTAGATATTGCATTTGAAAATGAAGCGGTGAAGCCAGTGCGCATAGAATGGGGTAGCACTTTCGGTATTCAACAAACCGAAAACGAAGTGATATTAACCTTTGACGCCAACGGCCAACGTGCTGCCATCGGTATGTGTGTGGAATACAAGCCACTAGACGGCAAGAAAACCGACAATGAAATTTACATGGACGTTCGCACGGGCGAAGTTTTCCATGATATTTTCAAATTGTAACAATGAGCCGTATATTCGCGGCGTATATGTGTTTAAGTTTGTTTTAGTATTATTGTTTGCACAATGATTTGAGATAAAAACCCCTGAAACGTCGGGGGTTTTTTCTTTTAGAACGAATACTTCCCGTAGTTCGGACGTAGCTCGAAATACATCCTCATCATGAGCGCATCAGCGTAGTCAGGTGAACGTCCAAGCCTTGCCTTTATCTGATCTTTGCTCGACACTTGTTTTTTCTTATCCTCTTTGCTCGCATCACGAACTAAATCCAATTCTTTAACGATATTGTCACGTTGCGAATGGTCGCTAAAGTGAATCCGATTCATACCGATGGCCTCCGATAATTTGAAATAGCACTCAGATTTGAGATTGAAAAAATGCTCTTTGTCAATCGCGCTCGATCCATTGAGAAACTCACGACACCCAAGGATTCCTTTTACCCCTATTCCAAGCCCGTCGCTATCCACTAGCACATTATTGAGTTTGATGGAGTGACTAGATGCCAGCTCACGAAGGATGTTGGCAACCTCGTGCGGATACTTGTGGACGTGCTCAATCACTTTGATGCAGTGCATACCCTTCCATATCATTATAATCGTCCTATCATTACCCATTGCCGCAGGGTCGCACGTTATAAACCCTTCGCCCGTTGGTTCGGTTGTGTTGAACATTTGCAGCATGGCATCGTAGTCGAATAGCTTGTCGGGCGAATCGTCATAATCCCAATCGCCATCGAGTAGACGTTTGCGGTCGCGCTCGTTAAGCCTCTCCATCTTCTTTTGGTAGGCTTCATTCGGCACGATGGTGTTATCCTTTAACAACGCTTGTACGAACGCTCTATGGGGCGGTAATTTGCCTTCTTTGTATGGGGTCCAAAAGTCATTGTAAAGCCATCCCTTTGTTGGGTTGCACGTTATCAATCCTTTTGGCCGTCCGTTCACTAGGTTATAGCGCACACGGGTATCTAGTATCTCCACGGCCTTCGCGCTTATCTCCGCTGCTTCATCGAGAAAGTAGTCAGTGAGTTCAAGTGATCCAAACCGATGAAAGTCGGGATCGCTCGGAGTGTCGGCCATGTCCATGAGTATGGTTTCGGACCCATTAAACCATGTGATCCGATTAAGTTGGCCGTTGTAGGCGTAATCCTTACCGGGGGTTAAATTCATTTTGGTGCATAGTTCCCAAAATGTACTCATCGTGGATAACTGCAACTTCTTTAACTCAGCACGGCCAATAAGTCCACGGGTATTTGGGTACTTCAATCTTCTGAGTATTTGCCAATAGCACCCTAGCCATGACTTACCACCATACACCCCACCGCCGTAGAGTATTTGCTCCACTTCGCTACTTGGGGATAGGTAGCTTATTGCAATCTCTTGCCGTTCATTGAATTTAGAAACGTAAGGCATAGCACAAAGTTAGGCTAAACAATGGAAAGAAAAATTTACAATAAAACACAATTAAAGCAAGGTCGGATATATCATAAAACAATACAATGTTGAAAGATAAAATCCAAGAAATCCTAAACAAGTTCAACGTGAAGTTGAATGTTGAAGAGCCAGCGAAGGTGACACTCTCCGCTACGGCTAAAACAATCGAAGGCATCGAAGTAGGTACACCTGCTGACGAGTTTGCCGAAGGTGTAGAAATCTACGTGACTATCGAAGGTGAGGTGATCCCTGCACCCGATGGCGATCACACGCTAGAAGATGGCACCGTGGTAAACGTTGCAGACGGCAAGATCGTAAAGATCACAGCTAAGACTGAAGAGATGTCGAGCGAAGTAACTGAGATCATCAGCCAATTAGCTGAGCGTGTGAACGCACTAGAAACTGCAAACGCTACACAAGCTACTGAGCTTTCAGCATTGAAGGTTTCAAACGCTGACTTGACCAGCAAACTTGCAACCTCTGAAAAGAAGGTAACTGAGTTGTCAAAGCAAGCCGCTGCACCATCAGTAAAAGACAAAACCGAACTCGCAAAAGCGAAAAAATCAGATGACCAACCATCAGTAAAACCATTTGAGAAAATGACTTACACTGAGCGTGTGTTGGCTCAATTTTCAAACTAATAAAAACAAAGAAATAAAATAGAATAATGCCAACAACTACAAACCTCACTACTACCTACGCTGGCGTTGCCGCAGGTGAGTGGAATCTCAAAGCGTTTCTCGCTGCAGAAACTACAAAGCACATCACCGTTAAGGAGAACGTGCCTGGTAAATTAAAAGTACGTCGTTTGACTGACAGCGCGACAACTTTCGCCGATCAAACTTGCGACTTTACTCCAACGGGCACGGTTGACATTGACGAGCGCACGTTGACACTTGTTGACCTTGCGATGCAACGTCAACTCTGCACATTGACTTTCCTTCAAGACTGGGAAGCATTGGCCGCACAAAATGGTGATCTTGGATCAGTTGCTGATGCTTTGATCGCTACAATGGCAGGCAACATCGGTGCAATCATGGAAACAATGATATGGCAGGGTGCTGCAGGTGCAGGTTCATTCGATGGCTTCCAAGCCTTGTTTACCGCAGACGCAAATGTATTGGATGTAGCTACTCCCGTAGCCATCACTGATGGAAACGTAGTCGCTGAGATCGCAACTGTGATTTCTACACTTCCTGTTCGTGTTCGTCGCGCACCTGAGAAGCCAAAGTTGTACGTTGCTTCCAACGTTGCAGAGGCGTGGAGAAATGCTCAATCTGCTCTTGGAAACAACAATTTGTTCCAATCGGGTGATGCTATCCGCATGACTTGGCAGGGTTCATACGACATCATCGAGTGTCCAGGTATGAGCGACAACGTGATGGTATTCGCGCAGGCTTCAAACCTTTGGTTTGGTACCAACAAAGAAAGCGACATGAACAACATCGTAGTGTTGGATCAGCGCAACGTGACTGGAGCTAAGAACGTGAACTTCTCAGCTGACTTCTTTGCAGCCGTTCAATACGGACGTGGCAACGAGATTGCTTTCTACAAACCTTAATCATAAAGACGGGGAGGGTAAGTACTCCCCGTTTTTTTAATAAAATCACACACACATGGCATGTGCATTAACTACGGGCAGATTGCTC